AGTGCTCTTGAAGTTGTAGTAGTTAAAGATACTTTAAACGTCAACCATACAATTATTAAATTTAATGTTGGTAATGATTGTCAGGTTATTGCAAGTAAAACAGCATTTGCACTTAACGGAGCTGTAAATCCTATTCCTGGTTTTAATGAAATTAGAAAAGGATTAACATTAATTAATACTCCAACCACTGGAGTTACCACCGACGATCATTATTGGTGGGGTACTGCATCCAATACTCTACGTTTAGGCGGATTCTTGGCCAGCGAGTACCTTAGAAATACCAATGCACTTTTTCCAAACGGTGCAAAATTCTATGATGTTGGATTTACACTAGGCGATTCAGACGACATTAAATTCTTTATTGAGAACGGCGATCAACCAATTTTGTCAAATCAACTTGGATCGAGTGGTTCTCAAAACATAACTGTTCGCATTGAAACCTCAGGCGGCGACAAGGATTATGAGTTCAATCAGCTTGGTTTTATTCCTGGCACAAATAATTTATTAGACTGTGGTGGCAATGCTGCTAGATGGGCCAATGTATGGGCTACAACATTTAGAGGAGCATTAATTGGTAATGTGACAGGTAACGTTACTGGAAATTTAACTGGTAATGTTACTGGCAACGTCACAGGTAATTTAGTTGGTAATGTTGTTTCACCAAACGGCGTAGTAGCACTCACAGTTGGTACAACCGCTGGCACAGCAGTTTTTGTAGGCAGCGTCAATGGTACAGCTACTAATGCACTTACTCTTAACGGAAATCCAGCTGATGCTACAGCATTGGCAACAACAGTTGCACTTAGAGACGGTGTTGGTGGATTAGCAGCAACATCATTTAACGGTACAGCCACTCAAGCTATCAGATTGAAGATTGACAATGCCGCAGTTGATACAGATCCTAATTTTAGATCTGCTAAAACAACAGGAACTGCTAGCACTATCGTAGCAAGAGATGCAAGCGGTGATATTTTCTGTAATGTTCTAAACGGAACAGCTACAAGTGCAAGATATGCTGACCTAGCAGAAAAATATCTGCCAGACCAAGAATACGACGTAGGTACAGTTGTAATGATTGGTGGAGAAAAAGAAATTACAGCCAGTGTATGGGGCGAAAGAGCTATTGGTGTGATCAGTGCAAATCCTGCATTTAGAATGAATATGGATTTAGTTGGTGGCACATATGTTGCATTAAAGGGACGTGTACCAGTAAAAGTAACAGGAGCAGTAAGAAAAGGTCAAAGACTAGTAGCCGCCAATGGTGGATGTGCCGTAGCTGCGGCGCATCATGCTAATGATGTGTTTGCTATTGCTTTAGAAGATAAAAATAGTACTGAAGTACAGCTTGTAGAAGCTGTAATACTCTAAGGGTGTAAGCATGGCAGCAGGATCAGGTTCGATAATTGAGGCAGTAGACTATAATACGATACGAAATAAAGTAATCGCTATTATGGGATCAGGATCGGGCCAGTCTGGTTATGGTCAAACTTTACTAAGTTCAGCAGTTGCTACAGGAAATACAGTTACCAAAGTACAATGGGACGCTCTTAGATGGGACATAGTTAATGCACGAGTTCACCAGGACGGAGAAACTCCAACAGTAATTCAAGCCACAGTTGGTCAACCAATCAGATACGGTGCTGGCCATCCTAATAATCAATACGACCTACAAGCAGATACAGTAGTATCTAACAAATGGTTAATTGGTACGGGGCAGTTTGTAGTTGATTCAGGAACATCAGCTATTAGATCTACATCATGGTTAACGAATGTTTCTGCAATTTGTACAATTACATTTGGAACTGCTGATCAAGCACGTTGGTTTTTTAACAGCGGTGGAAAGATTAGAATAACTTCCTCTCGCTCTGGCGGAACAGCTAGCCCCCAAAATAATTCGTGGACTAATTTGCTAGATAGCGCAGGAATCACTGAACTATCGGGTAATAGTGCAGGATTAGATTTTTATGAACTAACAACAGGCGATCAAGTTTTACGATCAGTACCTGGTTCCGGAGCATATGCAGGAAATCTTTACACCATTAGTGCAAGATGTAATGTGGCAAATAATGTTGGCGGTACTGCTAACATAGTATATCTTACAGTTACATTTTCAGATTCATACATATATACTGGTTCTGGTGGTACAACTTTTCCAGACTTAGTTGACGGTACCCTATCGATCACAGTTGATGAACTAAGAGCTTCTGGAAATTTATTACCTAACGGCACAGGACCATTTGTTATTACAAGCCCAAGCTATTCAATCACTTCTATAACTGGTTCGTAAACAGGGTATAAATAATCTGACGACTAGGAATCAGAAGAATAATGGCCGAACATGACCTTGTCAAAACAGTAGACTACAATTCTATAAGATCAAAAATATTAGCTGTACTATCAATCGGTTCAGGTACCTACGGGTACGGCCAAGTTATGGCTAGTTCATTTAAATTAGATCACGAAAAAGTAAGTCAAACAGATTGGGATAATCTTAGGTTTGATATTGTAAATGCTATAGTTCATCAATCTGGATCAGCTCCATCTATAACAGATATTCAAGAAGGGCAATTAATTTCATTTGGTAATAATACTGCCTATGATACACTGGCTACACAAGCTGATACCAACAGATTAAATTTAGGATCTGGTCAGTTTTTAACACAGGCCGCTACGTCTGCTACTAAAACATGGAGTGGTTCCACAACACCGCAAGTTTGGTTGAATCAAATAGAGTGTGAAATTACCGCAACCTTTGCTAGTTCAAATGCTGCACGATGGTTTTTCAACAGCGGCGGTGAAATTAGAGTACAGACATCGCGTTCTAGCGGTACTTCAAATCAACAGAACAACGCATGGGGCACGTTGTTAACAACAGCAGGTATGCAGGTATTTGCTTCACAAACTCCAACTTCTGGTTTTAGTCCTATGAACGGACAGAATTTTTATAGATTAACCAATGCATATCAAACTTACTACACCATTAGTAGTAGTGTTCCTTATAATGCCAACAGCTATGCACTTCAAGCCAAATGCGATGTTGCAAACAACTCGTCAGGTACAGCTACCACAGTTTATATTAAGGTAATTATGACTGATGGTTATGTTGATCCGGGCGATACTCCGGAAGACAGTCCACGAACCGATGAAGGTGTAAATGGCGTATTCACTATAACGGTTACAGAAAAGGTCGCCACAGGTACAATGTTACCTTCGGGTTCATTCACAATTACATCTCCAACTTATACCGCCAGCGCCATAACCGGCACATAATTTTTTTTCCTAAAAATAGCAGTATAAATAAACTGCTACTATTATAAAGAGGAAAAAAAATGGACGATCGCCTAAAAAAAGCCTTAGACTTTTCCAATTTTAGACAAACTGTCAACATTCAAAGAAAGAATCTCAAAGAAAAATTGCAGGCCAAATTGACTTACGGTCATGGCGGCGGCGTTTTTTATATTGATAGATCATTAATAACATTCGTACAACTGTGTATTGATCAAGGACGAACCAATGGCGTGCCATTATTGGATTCAAATGAAAATCCAATAATTATAGAAGACTTGGTAAAATTCAAAGATGAAATTTTTGACAGATATTTTACTGCGGCATTTGAATATTCTAAAGAATATGAAACTCTAAAAAAGAGTAGAACTGTTGAAAAACTTTTAGAACTATGAAAAAGGGTGTAGTAATTTTTGCTCATAATAGTAGGCAAGTGGATTATGCACTTATGTCTATTATTGCAGGGGGACTAGCTAAAAAATATCTTAAGGTTCCTGTATCATTGATATCTGATGAATCAACGATTGAATGGCTTAGGATTTCTAAAAAATATTCTAAGGCTAAAAAAGTTTTTGATCAAATCATAGAAGTTAAAAAACCAGTCACTACTAATCAGCGTTTATTGGTAGACACTTATACATCAACAATGGTACCTTTTGTAAATTCAAACAGAGCGTCAGTTTGGTATCTAACTCCTTATGATAGAACATTATTGATTGACAGCGATTTTTTCATCATGTCAAAAACACTTGCAGAGTTTTGGGACGCTGATTCAAAATTTATGATATCGTCTAGTATAAATGATGTAAGAGGTGATAGACTGGGTGTACTCGATAAGCATGTATCAGACACTGGCATGCCTCTATCCTGGGCCACTACAGTCATGTTTACAAAAGATAAAGAAACAAAACTAATATTTGACATGGTTGATCATATCAGAGATAACTATGGCCATTACGCAGATTTATATAATTTTAATCCTGCGGTGTTTAGAAATGACATAGCATTTAGCGTGGCTAAACATATTCTTTATGGGTTTGAATATGATGGTAATAATAATTTACCGCCCGTGCTTACAGCGTTAGGTCGAGACTTGATTAATGATGTTGAAGAAAATAAAATTACATTATTGATCAATGACGAATTCACAGAAGATGCTGTTGTCGCTACCACAATTAAAGATAGAGATATTCATGTTATGAATAAACAGTCTATTATCAGAAACGCTAATAAATTTTTGAGTATTATATGAACTTTGGATATCTAATTGTAATTGCTAAGAGTGAAGTAGTAGATTATCTTAAACTAGCCTATGCGTTGGCGTTGAGTATTAAGAATACACAAAAAGAGGGCTACGACAAGGTAGCACTAATTACTGACGATGTACAATCTGTTAAAAAACTTAAAAGTCCATGGGTCTTTAACAAGGTCATCAAATGGGATAAAGAAACATATTGGAACGGTAGATCCTATATGGATGAGCTTACTCCTTGGGATCATACTGTGTGTCTAGATGCAGATATGTTGTTCTTTAGAGACTATAGTCATTGGATTGATTACTTTATAGAGAACACAGAACTTTATATTTCTAATAAGGCCTACACATACAGAGATGAAATAGTAATTGACGATCATTATAGACGTGCGTTTACAAGAAATGATTTACCGAACTTGTATTCATTTTATACATTCTTTAAAAAGGATAGTTCACTAGCTAAAGAATTTTTTGAATTAGCTAGACAAATTATTAAAAACCCAGAAGAATTTAAAAATTTATATCTTAAAAATCACAAGCCAAAAATTATAGGCACTGACGAAGCATTTGCCTTGGCCTGTAAAATATTAGACGTGTCGGATGAGATAGCCTACGACTTAGATTTTCCAAAAGTAGTACACCTAAAACCAATGGTACAAAGATGGCCCTGGCCTGCTACTAAAACCAGTGACCACGTGGGGTTTTATCTAGATCTAAAAGGCCAATTAAAAATTGGCAGTTATCAACAGGATAAGATTATTCATTATAATGAAAAAGAATTAGTTACTGATGAAGTAGTAAGCATATTGGAAGAAATAGCATGGAAGAAGTAATTGATTTTGATGAGTGGTTAAAAAATTACACTCCTCCTGAAATAGGCTATTGGGCTATTTTTAATCCTGACACAGGGGAAGTGATTGGTATCTATCCAGATTCCGCAGCTAAGGATAAAGTTAATAAACTTAAAATTGACAAAGAATTAGCTGAAGATATTATGAATGGTGTTATTAGAATGAACACCTGTTATGTAGATTTAGATTCTGACAAGATTGAAATCATTGAAAAGTATGGTTTAAGAAAAATAGATGATATAATGCATAGGATTCCTAATGCTAAATTTCACAAAATTGACAATCCTGATCTACTTATTGAATACGAATCTAAAACTAAGAAATTAACTTTTTCTATGTCAGAAAGTATCAAAAATAAAAAAGTATATTGGATTGATGAAACTTCAGTTAGTTTTCTTATTACAGCATATAATAATCCATATCATGTATATCAAACAACAGTATGTTCTCTAGATGATCTAAAGTTATCACCAATGAGTTTCATAATTGATACAGACAATCAACGATTCAGTATTTTTACTAGACGTCTATTTAAAAAATATCTTTACAAGGACCTATGAGAGTAATAGAATTTGATGTTGTTTTTCTAAGCTACGACGAACCAAACGCTGATCTTCATTACGCTGATCTTTGTAATAAAGTTCCTTGGGCTAAACGTGTTCACGGTGTTAAAGGCAGTGACGAAGCACATAAAGAAGCTGCTAGACAAAGTGAGACTGACTGGGTAATTACAGTTGATGCTGATAACATTGTAGACAACAAATTTTTTAATCTAGATTTAGATTTCAGCAACGATGCTGTGGACGTCTATAGTTGGCTTGGTCGTAATAACATAAATGGTTTGCAATACGGCAACGGCGGTTTAAAAATTTGGCGAAAAGATTTCATACTGAATATGAAGACTCATGAAGCCAGTGAGAATGATCGAGCTCAAGTTGACTTTTGTTGGGAAAACGGCTATCGACAGTTTATGACCTGTTATAGTGATGTACATATCAACGGAAGTGCATTTCAGGCATGGCGAGCAGGATTTCGTGAAGGAGTAAAGATGACTCTAGATGAAGGCCTACGTGTGCCAAAACATGAAATACAAGAAAGAGTTTGGTGGCATAATCTTCATAGACTAAAGATTTGGTCAACATTAGGTGCTCATGTTGAACACGGTCTTTTTGCAATCTACGGTGCTAGACTTGGTAACTATATGACTAATTGCACAGATTGGAATTATGTAGATGTTAGAGATTTTGAATATCTTAGAGACCTTTACAATGATAAGGTCAAGTGTTTTGAAAAAGATGAAGATGGTTTGATAGAATCAATAAAAGGATTAGGCACACAGCTTCATCAAGAAGCAGGGTTTGAATATCCTTACTTGAATAAAGAACATAGCAAATATTTTTGCAATCTTTATCAAGAGACTATAAACTTGTGCAATACTTATTATCGAGATAGATAATGTACGACATTTTATATGTTTCTAAAAGAACAGCTAATACAAAAAACTGGCAGTTGTTTAAAAATAAATTTCCTAGGGCTCAACTAGTTGAGAATGTTAAAACATTTCAAGAATTGAAATCTAAAGCATTTACCAAACTTTTTTGGGCCATATGGGATGATTGTTTAGTAGAAGAAAATTTTCTTTTAGATTATAATGTGCCCAAATGGGATGAAGATTATGTTCATGTATTCAAAAACGGTGAACACTTTGACGGTATCAATATTTTTAATAAAAATCATAATATAAGCGAAAAAGAATTTAGCCATAGGTTTTTTACAAATAAAAAAGAAGTTGATATTGTAGCAAGTAAACCTAGACCTTATGAAAAATTTGTAATTGACACCTATGAAGATTATCTAACAGCTAGAGATAAATGCCATAGTGAGCTTTTTTATTTTATACCTAAAGAAGTAGAAATACATCCTACGTTTCAATTCAATCATTATTTCGCGCAACATAATGTTGTTGATAGAAAAAGTAATCATGTATTCAAACATGTGTTTAGAGGAGAAGAAGTATACACAGGCATATCTCTAGTTCCTAAAGACACTTTGCTAAGTCAAAAAGAAGTTGATCACAGATTTTTAGTTGACAAAAAACTTTATAAACAAGTCGCCAGTATGGTTCAACCTTACGATATTGTTTTTATAAGTTACAACGAACCTAATGCAGATGAAAACTTCAAATCCTTAAGAAAACGTTTTCCTAGAGCCAAACGCATTCATGGAGTCAAGGGTATTCATCAAGCACACATTGAAGCGGCTAAATTAGTAGATACTATAATGTTTTGGGTAATTGATGGTGACGCTGAAATAGTTAAAGATTTTTATTTTGATCATCAGGTATCTAGTTATGAACGAGACATTGTGCATGTTTGGCGCAGTAAAAATCCAGTGAACGATTTAGTCTACGGGTATGGCGGAGTAAAGTTGTTGCCAACTAAATTAACCTTAAATATGGATCTGTCTAAACCGGATATGACAACAAGCATTTCGTCAAAGTTCAAGGCTGTACATGTTCTTTCAAATACTACAGCATTTAATACTGATCCTTTTAACACTTGGAAGAGTGGGTTTAGAGAATGTTGTAAATTGTCTAGCAAGGTCATTGATCGTCAAAAGAGCGATGAAACTAATCATAGACTAGACATATGGTGTACTGTAGGCGGCGATAGACCCTATGGATGTTTTGCAGTTGACGGCGCAGTTGCTGGCCGTGCCTACGGTGAAATGCATCAAAACGATCTTGAAGCCTTATCTAAAATTAATGACTTTGAATGGCTCAAGAGAATGTTTGATCAAACTTATGAATGAACAAGAAATTAAATTTTATAGAAAAAAGAAGTTGGACGAAATTAGCCCAACTTTTTGTTTTGCCAAATGGCATCATTCAACAATATATCTACAGTTAGGTCAAACACATAGCTGCTATCACCCTCCACCTCATTATATTCAATTAGACGAACTTAAAAATAATCCAAGTGCTCTTCACAACACTAGCGAAAAAAAAGAACAGCGTAGACAAATGCTTGCGGGAGAAAAACCTAGTGGCTGTCAGTATTGTTGGAATATTGAAGCATTGGGATCCGGTTATAAATCAGATAGACATGATCGAAATGAAAATATATGGACTGATGAACGCTACGAAGAAGTTTCTAAAAACGATCATACCTATAATATAAATCCAGAGTATATAGAAATAAGTTTTGGAAATGAATGTAATTTTAAGTGCGGATATTGCCATCCCAAATATTCCAGTAGTTACTACAAAGAAATTAAGGATCATGGTCCTTATAAAATGGTTAAAAATCATAGGAATGACATTGATTGGTTTACCATTTACGAAGAAGAAAATAATCCTTATCTAGATGCATGGTGGCGTTGGTGGCCGGAGGTCAGTAAGACTTTACATATTTTAAGAATTACAGGTGGAGAGCCCTTACTTCAAAAAAGTACATGGCGAATTTTAGAAAGCCTTACAGAAAATCCAATGCCTAAACTAGGATTGAATATTAATAGTAATCTTGGATCAAAGCCTATAATTATAGAACGTTTTGTAAATTATGTAAATCATTTGACTACAGAAAACAAGATTAGAGAATTTAAATTATTTACAAGTATAGATACCTGGGGACCGCAGGCAGAATATATACGCACAGGTTTAGATCTAGAAATATGGGAACGTAACTTTGATCAATATATGACAAAGACATCCTCTCCCGTAACCATAATGATTACCTTTAATGTTCTTACTGTTACTAACTTTAAGAGTTTATTAAAGAAGATTTTAGAATGGCGTGCCAAGTATCATACTGACATAGATCAACGATTCAGAAGAATTGGTTTTGATACCCCACATCTCAAAGAACCTTTGCAATATGATATGAACATATTGCCCAAAGATGAATTCATGCCCTATATGCATAATGCCTTAGAGTTTATGGCAAAGAACACTGATGACAAAGATAATAAAAAATTCAGTCAACAAGAATATGAAAAATTTTCTCGTGTAGTTAAGTACATGGAAACTACCAAGTACAGTGATGCAAAATTAAAAGAAGGCCGTAAAGATTTTTATAATTGGTTTACAGAATACGATCGTAGACGCGGAACAAATTTTATAGATACGTTTCCTGAAATGTATAATTTCTATATTAATTGCCGCGACGAATAAAATAATCTTTTACCTTGGTGTGTAAACTGTCGTAGGGTCGATTCCAAAAGAGTTCTCTATTTTTATAAAGAAAATCTAATGATGAATTAAATTTGTTTCTTAGATCTTTAAGATCAAATAATAATAAAGAATCAACACTTTTTAAATAAGCAGCGAATCTAGCATCGTCGTCGTAGATGTTATCATAGCTATAGTCAATCCATTCTGGTAACCAAAATCCATAATCTTTTATATCTTGTATTAATCCCATATAACCAAATGGTAAAATAAAATGTCCTTTTATTAACGGGTCCCAAGTTTTTTCAGTAATGGTTTTGTAATTAAAACGCATAGTGCTGGTCATTGTTATTGTTTCAATGTAGATTGATACAAATGAAGAATTGTAATAATGATTAGCTACAGGATACCATGTACCTGATCTTCCGCCTAATAGTGCGCCTTTGATTTCTTCCTGCTCGGGAAGCAACACTATATTAGCTGCCGGTTCACTTGTCCAACCGTCTTTTTCTTTTAAAAAATCTAAAAGTTTTTTACGGCAAGTGAAGCGATGATGTACAGCCATTTGGCCATCAACATACTGTATTCTGTTAGGGCATATAAAAGTTCTACAGTCGTTAGCAAACTTAAATATTTTAGTAAGTCCATACATTTTAATGTTTGAACCCCAGGTCCACACACGATCATCTAAATTAAATCTGTTGTAATCTGTAAAATAGGCTTTCTGTCTATTCCACAGAAAGTCATAGTATATGTCTTCTGTATTTTCTCTATTAGTGTGTACGACCACAACATCGCTAGTAAGTTGATTGGTATAAATCTTTTTAAAATTACGATAACGTTCTTTGTCATTTACTTGATCATCAGCATGAAATAAATCAATAGCAATAATTTTTTGATTTGTAAAACCTTGAGATTTTAAAAAGGAACATTGATTTAGTATTTCTTGTGTGTCATAGGGCACTAACACAGGCACATAGTCGCACTGAGTTACATTTGAATTTAGTTCCCAAGATTCAGGCTCAATATCAAAAGCCAAAAAGTGACTGTGATGAGAATTCATCAATGGATTAATATAATCTAATTTGTGAATGATACTCAAAATGTTTTTCCGTACATTGCTTGTTTAACCAGTGTTCTATTTCTAAACTCGTCTAAAACTTCTTTTGGTTGATCATAGATTGCAAATGGTTTTTTATACCGGTCTGATAACAACTTAATATAGGTTACAAAGTTATCTTGTATAATCTGTATCTTGTCATCATAACTTGATGGTCTATTAAATTCAAATACAGTTTTAAGATATTTCCAGTGTTCTATTGGTGTGGGATGACCATCAAACCAGTAAGGCGAAAGTTCTTGACGTTCTATAACGAATTTATTTTGATGAATATTGTCTTCCCATAATATATCATAAAAGCTAGGAACTATTATATCAATAACATCTTTGTACAGATCAATCACTGCTAGATATTTGTCTCGATATTGGTCTTCGATAAGATTATAATCCTCTCCTTGATCTTGTCGTTCTACTATATTACACATGCTCATGAATTTGTATTGGCATCCTTTGTAATCTAAGAATTCTTTTACATAATTTATTGTGGCTAAATCTCGCATATAATAGCCAACAGGATCTGCAAACTTTTCAACAAAGGTATTGTCGTAGATGCCCTGACTGTAAACATTGCCGGTTAATAACCAATTACCTTTAGCCCATCTATCTTCTCTACATACATTTGTCCATGATATCATTACCAAGTCGTCTGCATTTATATTGTATCTCTTGTGAGCCTGTATCAACGTATTCGCAATGTATTGATTACCAGCACCAGAATGGCCAAAGTTATAAAAAGGCACGTCTAAGGTATCTGCTACCATTTCTGGCCATGTAGACCAAAAGTACTTGGTAAAACTGCAACCAAAAGCAAATAGTCTTTTTGGTTTATGGTTAATTAGGGGGACCATATATTTCTTCAGTTAAAAATTTAATTATTTTTGACTTTGTCAAAGCAGTTTCTTTCATTGTTTTAAAATTGTGTTTTAGAATTTCTTCATGTTGAAACCGCCATGCTATCTGTTGTTCTCTAGACATACTGTCTAACATAGCACAATGATCATTTAGAATCTCTAATATTCTTTTATATCGCATGGTATCATTGGGAATATCATCAAAAGACAGATCAAAGTATTTGTCGTAGGTCATATATCCTAATTCTTTTAGATATCTATTACAGCCAGGTTGTCCGTATATAATAAATGGCTGCATACATATCATAGGTCTAAAAGTTTTTTCGCTGTAAAACAATGACGTGCCGTTGTAATTTGATTGATATGTTTCGTTAACAATTTGAAAAAGTGTGCTGTGATGTATGTGAGCGTAGGGGGTGTGCATAGCCCAGTTAACATCAAAATTATTATGATCAACTACTAGGGGTAAGCTATCAAGCCATGTTTGAAATTTATCAATTCCGTATTCTTTTAATTGTGCTACACGTAGCCAAGAATCGGGTCTGTCAATTTTTAGAGAATTATGACTTATTAAAGCTTTCTTACTTATTGGGTGTTGGCATAAAAGAAATGTAGCTATGGTTCTTTGATAACGATTTAATCTGCTAAGACTTGAAAAATATTTGTCTACATAACTTTTTTCAACTTGTTCTTTCACATGCCTTAGTGTGACGTCTGGCAGTATGTCTCTACCGTTTTCAATAAAGCTAGTCCATTCTACTGGTGCTTCAGCAACTTTTTCAAAAAAGTTAAAGCTGAAAATTTTAATTTTATCTAAAGACTTATCTTGACTCCAACACTCGTAATTTTTTTCGTCGTATAAATTAGAACTTGTAAAAATTACTTGTCTTGGATTGACACCATATTTGTCACAATTGTAATGAATTATATCAAAAAATTGAATTTGATGTATTGGACTATATCCTTCTGTACTTGCATCAAGTATGAAGAATATTTCTCCTTTTTGAAGTCGTTTAAGATTGTCTTCGTCTATTGCGCAGAATAAATCCGCGTCTATATTCCAATGCGGATATTTTATAAAGCCGTGAATGTATTCAAATTGTTTTTGCTTGGCTAGATATTCATGATCTCGCATGGCCTCGTCAACTAAAATTGTAAATTGAGTAGTTAGAATATCATTTCTAATATAAGCGTTGTCAGCCAACTTTGAATTAATCTTCTTCATTTCAGTTTAAATAATTACATATTTATATGCTCATATTATGAAAATAGGATTTATCGGTATTGGTAAGTTAGGACTGCCCTGTGCAGAGGCCATGGCCTCTAAAGGACACAACGTAGTAGGTTATGATGTAGTGGCAAGAGAAAGCAATGTAATAGATATTGCAGCTACAATTAAAGATTGTGTTCAAGACAGAGATATTGTTTTTATTGCAGTCCCTACCCCGCATCATAGTGATTACGACGGCAGAACACCAACAGCCAGTTTACCGCCAAAAGATTTTGATTATAGCATAGTCAAATCCTGTATTGACGAAGCCAATAGACACATGAATAAAAATCAACTATTGGTTTTAATTTCAACAGTACTGCCAGGCACAACCAGAAAAGAATTTGTGCCACAAATTACCAATACACGTTTCATTTATAATCCATATCTTATAGCTATGGGTAGTGTAGCATGGGATATGGTAAATCCTGAAATGGTTATGATTGGTACTGAAGACGGAAGCGAAACTGGTGATGCTCAACTCTTGGTAAACTTTTATAAAAGTATAATGGAAAACGATCCTAGGTATGTTATAGGTACATGGGACGAATGCGAATGTATCAAAGTATTCTATAATACTTTTATCAGTGCCAAAATTAGTTTAGTTAATATGATCCAAGATGTAGCAATGAAACAAGGTAACATAAATGTTGATGTTGTTACAGATGCCTTGGCTAAGTCAACTATGCGAATCATGGGCACGCAATATATGAAAGCAGGAATGGGAGACGGCGGAGCCTGTCATCCAAGAGATAATATAGCACTTAGATATATGGCAAAACATTTAGATTTAGGCTATGACTTATTTGATAGTATAATGTCTGCAAGAGAGATACAGGCTAAAAATCTAGCTTGGTTTTTGTTTAATACTAGTTTGTCTAATGATCTACTGCCTATCTATATACACGGCAAGGCGTACAAACCTGATGTTGCCTATTGTGACGGCAGCTACAGTATTTTAATTGGACACTATCTAGAACAATTAGGCATCAATCCAATCTATATAGATCCATTGACTGGCGATTTACCTACTGGCCCAATTAAGGGTGTTGTATTACTTGCACACAACAAAAAGGTCACATACAATTATAGAGGTATTGGCGATGAACAGCTATTGTACTGTACAATAGAAAAAGGATCTACGATTGTAGATCCCTGGAGAACATTTGTATCAAACGATTCTGAAATAGCTGTAGTACACTACGGTAATACTCGTTAAAGTATTTTTTTCGTCTGTTCTTTTATATCGCTTTTTAATTTTTCAACATCTATTGAAAAATCAATTTTTACTATATCTTCTTTGTATTCTGTAAAAATTTCTAGAATTTTTTCTGCTGTAATGTCATCTGTGTTTTCAGACAACTGTTCTCGAACGTCTATTTCCCACACTCTGCCATTCTTAAAAGATAATCGAAGTATTTGAAGATAGTACACAGGCATGGTGCTCATGTACATGTCTTCAAATATTTCCGGCCATTCTTGCACCAATTCAAATGGTGTTCGATAAAGTTTTTTAGGCACTTTCAGTTTCTTTTACTTTAGCTTTCTTAGCAGGAGGATCTAGTTCATCTGCTTGTTTTCTTAATCGTGCTGCTTCTTTGTATAAAGCATCTGCTTGACTACGATAATTTTTAGCAATATCATGATCGCTTAAAACACCTGTATCAGGTGCTTTCAACGATTCAACTACCGGCTCTTGAGTAACAGTTGGTTTAGGAGCTTCTTCTTTGGTAGACGGAGCACCCCTAACAAATGTACAGAGATCGTCAACAGCGCAGTTCTTCTGTTCTGCAATAAACACATTGAGATCGGATAATGCAACTGTGATGTTTGGATTTGGGGTCATCAATACATTTGCTGTATCAACTTTCTTGAGTCGTCCGTCTTGTTGTAGAGCAGCTAACATTGGTCTACCATCTGGGAAATATTTGGTGAATAACGCTTCGCCAAATTCAAACGACTCTTGTGCAAAGTCAGTTTCAACCAGTTCCATGATTGAATCGTGATATCGATCTTCCAATGACTCTGTTGGAACAACTAGACACATATTTGATTCGCCAGGTAAAGTCCTGAATGCTACTAATACTTTCGCTCCAGTATTTTTTACTCTTCCGATGTGTTTGATGTTCTTCATATTATTCCTTTTTAGGTGCAGCCGATTCTAGAAAGGCATTAAGTTTGTTAAAAGCTTTACCAACTGGTTCTAATTCAGTTGCTTTAAAAGCTCCTCTGCTTACAGCTACTTCAATGATACTTCTGACAGCAGCCAAATCATTTAAACTTAGATCGGGTACTACTTTAGATGCCTCTGATTGAGGTGCAGCTTCAACATTTTCGTTCACTTCATTTTCCATCTTTATCTCCTAATATATGGACAGGCTAACATAAAATATGTTAGTTCTTTGTGATCTTCAAAACCAACATATCTAATAGATTTGATTTTACTGTCTTGACCAATAGTTGGCAATTTGACAATTGAAAAACGACCATGTAGTTTTGTTGTTATCCAATTTCTCATATTGTTTTCAATATCAAATAGGCCCTCCACAGAACATTTTGTTTTTGCAAAATGCGGCGGCATAGTTGATAATTCTCTTTTTTTGAGAATGTTCAGTGGATTGACAGTAATCATGAAAAATATTTATATGAAGGGTTTTATAAAAATGTCATTCTTGGCTTAGACGTTTGTTCATTGCTTTGGCATAGCCCATTTTTTTAACGTCGCCACGAAACAAATAAAGTTCAAATGCTGCTCGCTCACGAAGAACGACGATATATTTTTTGTCTATATAATACGGACTATCTATAAACTGATCCAACCAAACTAGTACTTGTGGAGTTAAAGTTATTCCTTTTTCAAGTTCAATTTTGTAAGTTTTAATTTGAGCTTGATTTTCAATAAAATCAAGAGCAGCATCAGTTAATCTTAACCCGCCGTCTGATTTTTTACGAACGTTAAACCACCAAGCCATTCTAAATTTTTTAGCGGTTTCCTCGTCTGCATTTTGTCCGGCTGCTTTTAGGAATACCGTAGTATAGGTATCCTTGATGTCCATTAGTCTATCTTATCGCCTTTTGATAGTTTAAACACAGCAAAGTTGTTACACTTGAATAGCCTGTTTAATTTTTTAGCTAGATTGTGTGCATGACCAGGATTTGAAAAACTTACCTTTTTATACTTAGGTCCTGGATAACTACTGACCATACTGCCACTCTTTAGATTAAATGGTTGATCTTTGTAAAACACAGCCCAAATAGCATCGCTTTCTAGTATTTGTTCTACTTTGAAAGTTTCCTTATTGGTGTATTCTAATATAATCTTAGGTTTTGGTCTACTCATAATATACATGCTCTAATAAAGCACGTATATATTTATCATTAATTGAAGCCGCCGCCGTCGAAGCGTACATTGATGTTATTAGTGTTATCACGGATTTCACCAAGCATTTGATGCACTTCCTGCACAGTTTTGGCTAATCTAGCGGTCATAATTGATAGCTCTTGCGTTAATTCTCGAGCTTCCTGAATAGAAATGCGAATTTCTTTCTGTTGACTCCGTTCTGCAACAGAAATACGTTGAAGCATCTTTTCAATAGTAGGAAGTGTAGTAGGGATGTTATTTTGAGACATTACTCAATACCTGCTTCATTTCTAGATCAGTTTTAAACGGACCTTGATATTCATACCTTTGAAGAGTAATCAATTTTGGGCAAAAACTCTTTACCCAACCTTTATCAAATTTAATTACATAATAACCTGCACAGTAAAGACTTTTAGAATCTACACTTTTTGTAAACAACGGTAGTTTACGTTTGATGTCATACATAGCGTTGTGTGGTTCGGCACTGGTAGCGAAACCATGTACTTCATTTGGCAGGGCATTGTCTGCTTCCTTAACAATTTTAGCAACAAAAAAATCTTTACCAAACTTCTTAGTTAGGCTTTCTTTGTTGTCGTAAATTTGAACACCAAGTTCATTGCTCATGACAAAACGATTGTCTTCGTTCTTTCTTAGAGTGGCAAATTTAGTGCCATCCTTTTCTACAATCCAAAATTTATTTTCAATGACTGGTTTAGCATGAATATCATTCATAAGCATATCTCGCATTAAGTGGTTCTGAATAGCTCTGTGCCTGTTCAGAAATCTTTTTCAAATCATATAGGTTGCAAAACTTCATTAATCTAATACCAACCTGACTGATGTTTTTATTAGACTGAATTGCTGTATCGATAGTTAATTTAATGATTGTTTTAATGTGTTCAGGTTGTGCGGTTAGATCAATGAGTTGACGATTACGTTCGTAGTCATCACGCACCCGATGCTCAGCGCCAAGATGGTCAGTCCAACGTTGAAGCATGAGATTGTTCCAAGCAAAGCCCTTACCATCTTTGTCTGCATAGGCTTCACGAAGACCCACTTTATTTTTGGTGCCTTTCTCTCGCACACCGGGGTATGCCGAGAACACGTTGTCAGTGCTATCGCCGCGCATACACTTTTCAAAAAGTAGCCACTGCGGATCAGGAGGAGCCTTTACTTCTTTAGTTTTTTTGTCTACAAGTAGATTGCCCTTCTTATCAAAGTAGCCTTCGTGTGTAATTGTAGTTTCTGTTACGCCGTTATATTGTTTGACATTGGGAGCAATTAATTGTACAAAGTCTGTGTCAGTACTGACCACCACATGATTATCATTGGGATGCGATTGAATCCAACCTGCTATCAAATCATCTGCTTCTAGTTGCGGGTGATGAAGAACCGTACAGTTAGTCTTGTCAATGATAAACTCTTTAAACTTATCAAAGGCTTCCCAAAATACACGATCTTCTTCTTGTTCTCGTACATTCATAGCAGCACGAGTCTCTTGCCGATTGCGTTTATAGGGCTCATAGAAGTCTTTACGCCACGAACGTCCTTCTAAACAGAACACTACATGACTACCGCCAAAATCCTGCCATGCTTTGCGTATAGAGTTAAGGGTAATATGAAACGCCATACCAAGTTTGATATCAGCGTCGCCGTTAATAACATGCCTTGCACGAAAGAACGTGTTAGCAGTATCAACAATAATATAGGTCATTTGTTATTTCGCTTTACACTCTGGATGTCTATAACACCTGTTTGCACAGGACCACCGTAATCACCATCGACTACTACATTAGCACAAAGTTCACGGAACCAACGATCCACAATTTCTTCTTCCGGATCACCATCTGCACCGTAACCTTCTTGCTTTAATTTTAACACAAAGTACTCATTCCAGTCAAGCTCAAAAAAGCCGTTACGAACATTCTCTTTGTTAACATGGGTATTTAACACGCCTACCCAAGGTTCTTTCAGTCTATTTGCACGTTCTTTGGCAGTCAATTTTGCCAATTCTTCTTGATCTTGAACTTCTTTTAATTTGGATTCTACTTCTTGTTTGGTACGTTCTACCTGTTCCAATTGCCTACGAGTTTCAGCAATGGCTTCTTCCATTTCAGTAATTCCAAAAAGTTTTTTTAAAAGATTTTTCATTAGGTACCCCACTCGTTCTTAAACAGCGGAACTTGTAGTCGATCACTATATCTTAGTCCATAACGCATGGCCAACTCTGCTACACGACGATTATTCATACTATACACACTTTCTACTCCGCCCACTGGCATTATATAAACAGAACCTTTGAATCCTGCTTTGCGGTATATCTCTATCACTTCTAACACTTCATCTGCATCTTCTTCTGTAGCAATCACAAATTTTAGATAGGTATGTCCAATACGTTCATATTGACAAACAACATCTGGACGAATAGCTTCTTCACGCTTCTCGCCACTCACACTTAGTTTAGCACTAACACTGAATGTCAATGAATTGTATCCACGATACTCAATGCCCCAATCGTGAAAGTATTTTTGAAACTCTAATGATAATTCTTGAGTACCGTTAGTTTCAAAAGTAATTTCCTTTAGATTTTTCATCTTAGGATGATTAAGCAAATCTGGATAAGCACGTTGCCATCCAAGTAAAGGCTCTCCGCCTGTGATTACTAGGTGTTCATCTCGCCACCCTTTGTGCGGGAGCATTTCGCAGATGCTCTCCGCAATGCTATCTGTTGTAAGTACCGGTGAAAGGTGTTTGAACTTAGGATCCCAACTAGCGTAAGAATCACAACCGGTATGAACAAGAGGTAAATCTCTATACTGCTTAAACTCATCAACACGTTCTGCAATAATGTGTCTTTCATTTGTCTTTTCTCCTCTAGGCATACCAAACCCGTCACAGGTAAAGTTGCAGCCAAACACACGTAAGAACACGGAAGGTACGCCCATGTACCTTCCTTCACCTTGAATACTATAAAATAATTCTGAAACTTTTAATTTACTCATATAATTTAGACCATACCTTTAGTTTATCTTCTTTGCTTTTTGCTGCTGCTAGTACTTCTTCCCAATCTATCAAATCTAGGTCCTGGATGATCTGTATCATGCAATATAGATCACCAATTTCCTGTGTAAGGCGTTCTCTATTAGATTTCATCCCAAATCTTTTAATTTTACTTACTACCTGAATAACTTCCGCACACTCCTCTTGAAGTATATCTAATGCCTCTTCCGTCTTATTATACACTCTTTTTCTCCAAGGTCCAAGAGCCATCTCCGTTGTCTTTCCACTCAAGAGTGTCTCCTTCTTTCCAACCTGTGTGTTGTAACAGATCTTCTGGAAAGGTAATTACAGCATCTCCTGTTTCAAGATCCTCTTCTACTTTAACAGTCCAACTTTTCAACTTCAACTCCTGATATCTTTAAGAAACGTACACCTGCATGATCTCTATAGTCTTGTGCATAGTATACACGATTAATTCCTGTCTGGTAAATCAATTTGGCACATTCTATACAAGGACTATGTGTGACAAATAGATATGCACCGTCGCCACTTTCATTTGACTTAGCTAGTTTTGCAATAGCGTTAGATTCAGCATGAAGAACTTCTGATTTAGTTTTAAGTGCATACCTGTACTCTTCTTCCGCCTCTTCATTATATTCCGCATAGGGCCAACGTTCTTTGATTTCTTCAGGACTTAGCCAACCACCCGCTGTCGTGTCCATCCAAACTTTATCTTCACAATCGTTGTCCCAACCACTGGGCATACCGTTAAAACCAATGCTAATTATTCTGTCA